ATGAGAAAATATGAATCAAGGCTAATGAATACAAAAGAAGTTTGCTCGTATTTAAATCTAGGGTTAAATAGAGGGGTTGAATTTGCAAAATCGATAGGAGCAGAAAGAAAAATTGGAAGGAGATGTTTGTATGATAAGGCGGTAATAGATAGATATTTTGATAAACAGATGGAAGAGGTAAAATAATGCAGAAAGAAAACAGAAATAACCGAGTACATACAGGAGGGCAGTCCGGCAAGACTGATTTCCTGATTGAAGGACTGCTGCCAGTTGGAAAAGAGAATGCGGTCATAACACAAGATCTTGTAAAGCTGTCTGGATGTGGATCAGCGAGAGAACTTCAGCAACGTATTGCCTATGAACGGGAATATGGCGCAATTATTTGTTCCGGATCCGGCCGGGGTTACTGGAGACCGAAAGACAGGCAGGAGATACAGGAATTTGTACATACAATGAATGCCAGGGCATTGAATACCCTAAAGGCGGTCAAGAGTGCAAAGAGAGCTTTAAAAGTACCAGAGGGGCAGCAGTCAATGAACGGAGAAAACGAAGATGGCAAATAGAAGAATGTTCAGTTTGGATGTAGTGGACACAGATAGATTCCTTGATATGTCAGCCAGTGCACAAGCATTATATTTCCATTTGGGTATGAGGGCGGATGATGATGGATTTGTTTCATCACCGAGGAAAATTGCAAAGGCTTCAAATTGTGGACTTGATGATTTGACATTGCTTGCTGCGAAAGGCTTTATTATACCGTTTGAAAGCGGTGTTGTAGTTGTGACGCATTGGAAGGAAAACAACTATATCAGGGCGGATAGATATAAGCCCACAAGATACACAAAAGAGGCGGAAATGCTGGAGAAAATAGGGGATGTATACCAATTGTCAACCACTGGTATACCAACTGACAACCAAGTGGTTGACACATGGGATACACAGGATAGGTTAGGTAAGGATATATATAATACTTGTGCACCGCAAGACGGTGAACGTGTGCAATTTGATCAAAATGGTGATGTACAAGATATAGATTCTGAAAAGAAACAGAGTCAAATAGATGAGCGTAAAGAGAACTTTGAAAAGATATATGCAATCTATCCGAAGAAGAGAGGAAAGCAAAGAGCATTCGGGCTTTATTGTCAATGGTTAAAGGGGAGAGTGATTCAAGGTGAACGAATTAAGCTGACAAACAAGGAAATGTATGTTGCTGTTAGAAATTATGTCAGGCAGCAGGAGCAAGAACAACCGGATCAGAAATATTGGAAGAATTTTGACACACTTATGGGGGCAACTTTGCTTGACTATGTGGATAAAGGTGAAATAAATGAGTGAGATTGTTGAAAAGTCGGTAATAGGTGCAATCCTTATTGATCCGAAATACGTATCAGAGATTTATGAACAGATTCGGCTGGAAATGTTTGGCAGTTCATTTTGTCGGAGCGTTTATGCGGAAATTTTAAAAGCCTATGATTCTGGTAAGCCGATCACACTGATTTCGATAGCTCAGAAACTTCAAGGGGAAAACTTTTCACAAGAGCGTATTATGCAGGAACTGAAGGGGATCCTTCCAGATATACAGGCTTATAAAATAAAAAGCTATGCGGATGCTTTGGTGGCAGAATACAAAACCCGTAGATTAAAAGAAATGCTTTCAAAAATAATTCCTGCTGCCGGGGTAGTGGATGAACAGATTAATACAATGCTGCAAGAGTTGGAAGCCATGAAGGAAAATGATACGGTCAAGATACATGCCCTGAGTGAAATCGTTGATAGCATAAGTGATGGTTATTTTAAAGAGCCAGATACAGAGCCATTATATACAGGCTTAGAAAAGCTTGATAATACACTTGGAGGCTTGGAAGGCGGGGATATGATTGTGATTGGTGCACGCCCGGCAGTAGGAAAATCAGCGTTCGTTACTCAGATAGCAATGAATCTTGCAGATCGAAAGAAGAAAATAGCTTTTTACAATCTGGAAATGTCGGACAAACAGGTATATGAGAGACTTCTTTCAAGAAAAAGCAGGATTGGATTGAACCGGATTCGGAGAGCAAGGAGTTTCCTGGGGGATGAAAAGGATAGATTTGATAGAGCAAATCAAGAGTTAAAGCAATCAACCCTGTTTATCAGGAGTGGAGCGGTGACTGTATCACAGATCCGGAATGAGTGTAGGCATTTAGACTTAGATTGCATTGTAATTGATTATATCCAGCTTCTTCGATCGGATATTTATTACCAGAGTAGAGCGAATGAAGTGGGAGCAATATCAAAAGCAATTAAAGCACTTGCGATGGAATTGAATATTCCAATTATTGCCCTTTCACAGTTGAATCGAGTAAGCGAGATGCGTCAAGATAAGGTGCCGACAATGGGTGAACTGAGAGAAGCAGGAGACATTGAGCAGGATGCAAGCATTATTTTGCTGATGTGGAACATTGTTGACGATAAGAAAGGCCTTAAGGTAGAGAAAAACCGTCAGGGTATATTGAGTACAGAGGTCTTAAGATTTGATGGTGATAATATGCAATTTATTGAGACTGATGAAAGTATAAAAGAAGCGGCCAAGGGATTCCGGAAAGCGGAAGAACCGACACCGTTTGATTAAGTGGTAGACAAATGGGAAAGAAAAATATTCAGAGCGGCACAGAAGAATTTGAACTGTTTCAGGATTATTGGAACTTATACAAAAATAATGCTCTGGTAGAGAATAACGCAGAGTATTTTGAAAAAGTAGTGCAGGACACGGAGAAATTTTATCAGAAATACAAGACACCATTTGCAAAAGAACTTGGAGTAGCATTCGTGAATGAGATGGAAAGGAAATATAAGCATGAATATAAGATGCAAGGTCAAGATACCGGAAGGTAATAATAAATTTATGCTGAATTTCAAAAAAGAGTGGGCTGAAATTATGATGGCAGCAGATGAAAATCATTGTGTGGAAGCAGTAGTGATGGAGATATCGAACAGATATGGGACTGTAAGATTTCATAACGGGCTACTTTTAAGTATTGAAGTAGAGTATATACGCTTACTTGAATAAAATTCGGAGGAGCGAAGCAATGGAGCAAATAACGAATGAACAGCTTGTGGCAAAAATTCAAGCCGGAGAAAACACTGCAGAGAATATGCTGCAGTTATGGCAGCAGACCAAAGCATATATTTACAAAGTGGCCAAAAGATACAGCGGATATGCTGAAATGGATGATCTGATGCAAGAGGGATACCTGGGACTCAATGCTGCAGTTGAACACTACAAGCCGGATCAGGGGACAAAGTTCATCAGCTATCTGACCTTTTGGGTGAAAATGAGAATGCAGAGGTACATAGAGAACAATGGATCTGTCAGATTGCCGTCGGGAATGTATCAGGCTGTTATGAGATACAAGAGATTTGTCCGACAGTATGAACAGGAATGTGGCTGTGAACCGTCTGAGTTAGTTTGTAGGGCTTTTCTTGGTGTAAGTGAAGAAGAACTCACGAATATACGGGAAAGCGCAAATAAGGCGAATGTGAGCAGTCTTGATTCTGTTGTCAGTCAGGATAATGATAAGACTGCGCTGAGAGATCTCATTGCGTCTGATCAGAATCTGGAGGAGGACGCAATCAAAAAATGTGATCGGGAAATGATGCAGGAGGAACTGAACTATCTCATTGATAATCTTCCGGAAGAGCAGAGGCGAGTGATCCGGGAGCATTATTTTGAACGGCGTACAATGAAGCAGATTGGGGAGCGAATGGGGTGTTCAGGAGCAAAGGCGGGCGATATTGAAAGAAAGGCTTTGAGAAAGCTCAGGCTGCCACATGTAAACCGGAGATATAAAGAATATCATAACCAGTACCTGACACCGTACCCGATCATGCACATTGGAATTGATAGCTTTCAGCGGACCGGCTACAGCGAAGTTGAGAGAGCAGTTCTTGGATGGTAGATTGATATATTTTAATGTGTAAATCAAATGAACTCCGGATGAACCCGAGGAATTCACGGAGGAAGCGTGAAAACCTTGATGAAATTTAATGTCTGAATGAATGCTGTGTGTAGCGAAGCAAGAGCAAACCAAGAGAAATTACAAACGAACAAGGGTTGAACCACGGGGGAACTACGGGAGGTGATTGAAATGAAAGATAGGCAAAGAAGATTTGCAGACGAATATTTGATAGATCTGAATGCAGAAGCGGCAGCAGTACGGGCCGGGTATTCTCCAAGGTATGCAAGAGGGAATGCATACAAGCTGGTTGCAAAAAGTGGCATCAAGGAATATATAGAGAAACGGATGGCCGAGAAAGAATCAGAGCTGATAGCTGATCAGAATGAAGTGTTGAGGTATCTGACTGCAGTAATGCGTGGCGAGTCAACGTCGGAAGAGATTATAGTCGAAGGTATTGGTGATGGTCGCAGTAAGGCAAGAAAGCTGGAGAAAACACCGTCTGAAAAGGACCGGCTGAAGGCTGCAGAGCTGATCGGAAAGAGATATGGTCTATTCACAGATAAGATTGAGACTGATGTTGATATGGACTTGAACATCACGATCGATTACGGTGATGAGTAGAAAGGGCGATCGGACTGCTGCCCCGGTGTCACTGTTATGATGAGATCCGGGAAGATTTTATATTATTCCGGGATTAATACGGGATATCCCAAGAAATATATTTTGAAATCAGAAAAGATGGTTGATTGCCTGCTGCCTGCATGATAATATACAGGCAGGGAAACCAAAAGCAGGCGGCTGCCCTCCAATTACGGAGGGACAAAACACCCTCCAGACGAAAGAAAGGAGGGCGATGCGATGGTTACATATTCTGACATGATTCAGTTTTGTATATTCATTGTTGCCCTTGTAGGTCTTTGTTATGAGATTTTCAAGGACAAACGAAGATAGCCGCCACTACTGCGAATAGTGACGGCTATTGTATAATAGCTTAACATTATAATCGGGGTAGCCGCTTGCGGTTTCCCTCTTCGTATTTTCAATATAGCATATCCGGCAGCAGGATGCAAGGGTGACATCAGAAGTTATACCGCTCTTGCCGGATATAGGCCGTTCTGGCCCCGATCGGACCCGGTGAAACCGGATCAGGTTATTTATCCTTTTCGACACATCCATCTATATGAATGAATTTCCCACAAGAAGAACAACGAAAATTTAGTGATTTGCGTCCTATCTGAACCTGGACATCAGGACTCCCACAAAAAGGACATGAACCGGGATCACCAGAAGCATGATAAGAAATGATGTTGTCCAGCCAGGGAAATTTGTTCTTGGTTTTAGTCATTGCTATCACGTTCCGGTGTTTCAAAAAATTCTTTTTGTGAATCACGTGTAATAGCTTTTAAATCAGCATTTAATAAATCACAGATAGTACACATTTCTTGAAATGAAAAGCTATCACGATATAGTTTGTTGCTCATAGATTGCGGTTTGATATTAAGCTTATCAGCTAATTCATTAACACTTATGTGTCTCTCGGCTAACAACTGTTTAATAATTTTGGTGCCTGCCATTCCCGTTCCTCCTTTTGTAATACTCATTATTGATTATGATACCATGAATGAAAAATCAAATCAATATTGAGTATAAAATAATCTGTTTAGGGTATGTAACAATAAAAATATACTCAAAAACGAGTAAAAACATATTGACATTATACTCAAAAGTGAGTATAATATAATCAAGTTAAAGGAAAGCAAACGAACATCCCGAAAAGATGTGAAATCAAAGACCATATACCTGTGAGCGGCCCGGGTGCTTAGCAATAGTCAGGAAGATGACTTGATCGGAAGCTTCCCAAGACTTAAAAGAAAGGAGTACAGAGACTATGAAGTATGATCTGAAGAAAATCATGTTGAATGCCTGGAAGAATTACAGAAAACAGGATATCAGCTTTGCAGAGGCATTGCACAGAGCTTGGCTGTCAGCCAAAGCAGAAGAGATCAATGCAGAGCGCATTGAGATGAGCAAAGAGGCAGCAGGAGTGACCGAGGAGACAAATACATGGGCCGGATGGAAAAAGCTCGGATATGAAGTAATACACGGCTCAAGAGCATTGTTTGGATGCTCGTTGATCTGGGGTTCTAAAGGTGATGGAGCAGTATATAACGCCCGGTTCTTTGGCAGATCACAGGTACAAGAAGCAGTATAAAGAAAAAGCCCTTATCAGTGCTGCAACACCGATAGGGGCGGTATATGACCGGATTCCAGCCAACAACTACAATTATCATAGCATGGAGTCCGGGGAAAGGACAAGAGAAAAATGGCTTACGAGGTAATTGACGAAGATTTAAAGGTAGAAGCATGTGAGGTCGGGGACTTGACCCTGTCCCAGATCGAGAGCTTCTTGAGATCGTGGGGTGACGGAGAAAAGATTGAAACATTGACATTATTTTCAAGGCAAGACGGGACGATTGTACTGAATAAGAATCACCCGGGGTACAAAGCTTTTAAGGATTTTACGCTTTCATATCTGCAGTTAGAGGATAGCGAAAGGGAAAAACTGGATCAACCGGAAGGAATAAAAGAAGCTGCAGCTGTGATTGATAGAGCAATTGAGCAAAGAAGAGATGCAGCGGTTCTTGATATTTTACAACACAGTCGTATTGGCGGAGTGCCGTATAATACTCTGCAGAAGATATTTAAAAAGTATGATTTCGGTTCGATTGGTTTGTGTCAGGTTTTCGCCTATGGCGTAATCGAGGGGAAGAGAGCAGAGAGAGCCAGGAGGGCACGGAACCATGACTGAAAGAGAAATGTTTGATGTTGCTGTGCCTAAGATTGCCGAAATGGTAGTGGAGGCTCGGAAACTGACGGATGAAGAATTTGCCCAGTGGAAAAGTGGAGTCCTGCAGGATACTCCAGAGCGAATCAGGCCATTTATAGAGAAAATTTATGTAGCGATTGAAGAGTCTTTGTAGACGGCTTTATGAATACTATACATACATACTTCCCTCACCGCAAGCCTCCGGCGATACAGGAGGCAGTTACTAACAAAACGACAAATAAAGGAGAAAAGATATGAGATTTAGTCAGATATTTTTGAAAATGAAATATAGTGCAGTTGTTAAGGTTTATAAGGTTGTGAGATGTGATGCGAACGATGACAGAACCGTTATTGATGCCGGATACATCGGAATGTATAACAGATACGATAAAGTACCGAAAGAAGTGTGGTCAGCCCATGTTTATACAGTCGGAGCTGAGGCCGAGGATGTACTTTCTGTAATGATCGAGGATGAAAAATAAAGAACAAGAATGCCTGCCTTTCCAGGAAAGGTGCTACCAACCCGGAACCGGACGACGGGTGCATTTACATAACAAACGGATAAGGTGCAAAGGGTGCATACAAAACGACGAACACAGAAACGTTCGGATAAGATATGGATGTGCGACGTCGCACAAAATGAACTGATCGGAAAAATAAAGCATCCGGACATTTAAGACATCCTAAAAAGGTGACAGAAGTGAGTCCCTAAAAAGTAACTGAAAGAAGGTGATATAACAAAAGCCCCAGGTGCGGCAACACCACGGGGCCAAACAGAAATAACCCAATACACACGATAAAGGGTCAACATGATTATAACTGTCATGTTGGCTTATTGCAATACTTGAACTTATGTTCAGAAAGGAGTAGAGCATGGCAGTTGATAAGAGAGGCAGAAAATTACCAAAAGGGATCAGACAGCGAGGAAATACATTTGAAGGGCGCTTTATGTACAGTGGAACGACTTACTCGGTACAAGGTACGACAATAACTAAGGTTCAAAAAGACATGACTGAGCTTAAATATAAGTTGGAGCATGAAATATATGTGGCAAAGGATAAGATAACTCTGGATGAATGGTATAAAACCTGGTTGGAAGAATATAAAAAGAACCGGGTAAAAATAGGAACTTATACGAGCTATGAAAAATATTATCAGAGTATTATAAAAAAGAGACTCGGCAGCAGGCAGATCTCTGAGATCCGGGGCGAACATATTCAGAAATTATACAATGATCTGGTGAAAGAGGGATATGCATTATCAAGCATCAAAGTTGTATCGGCCGTTTTGAATGGGTGCCTGAAACAGGCCATGAAGAATGGATTAATTGAACGTAATCCGGTAGGACTGGCGGAGTTGCCACGGCAAACAGGAAAGAAAAAGGAGCGGATAGCACTGACGAAAGAACAGCAAGATCTGTTCATGGAATATGCAAAAGAGAGCTATTTATATCATTTCTTTGCAGTGATGCTTCAGACCGGAATGAGAAAAGGAGAGATGCAGGGACTTAAGTACTCTGATATTGATAAGAAACAGAATGTGATTCATGTTCAGCGCACATTGAAATACATAGAGGGGCAAGGGTATATTGAAGATACACCGAAGACAAGAACCTCTACCAGAGACATTCCGTTGACTGCTGCCGTGGTGGAGCATATAGAGGCACAGCGGAAGTATTGGAATTTCAAGATTGTGAATATGAATCAGTATTTATTCTGCAACGAAGAGGGCGGCCCGATCAGCAGGGAACGGATTCAGGCTGAAATAGATCGAACGGTAAAACGGATCCGGGAAGTTGGTCATGATTTCCCGAGAATCACAAGCCATGTATTCCGGCATACTTTTGCAACACGTGCGATAGAAGCAGGAATGCCGCCGCAGGTATTGAAAACAATCCTGGGGCATAGCTCACTTGCTATGACGATGGATCTGTATAGTCATGTTCTACCGGATACGAAAGCGGAAGAGATGCAGAAGATTGCTATCATGTTTTAAAGGATGGTATTGGCTCAAGTAAGGTTTGACAATGGCAAATATATGGCGTATATTGTTGGAAAATAGATATTAGCCTTTGGACTCTTTGTAGCGGTTGTATCTTCAATTACTGTAGAAGGAAAACAAACTATTTTAGGTAATGTGGAACTGAAATGGAAACTGGAGGTACTTAATATGATAAACTACATGACAATGATTTTGCAGATGGACGGTGGCGCACTTGGGATATGTCCGTGAATGATGATGAAAAAGGTTGATATAGGCGCCGATACTACTGGAAGGGCAACCCTTCCATATCCCATTTAGAGTTTCCTGTGTGGAAGCTCTTTTTTTGTCCAAAATTTGTCCAAAATTGCATGAACGTGGATAAACTAAGATAAAAAGAAAAAGCCGGAAAACGCTGTGTTTTCCGGCTTGGTAACTAAGGATAAATCTATATAAACTTATATTAATAGAAGTTTTGTTTTACGTGTGGAAGGTCACGAACACACGCGCCGTAGCGGATCTTCATTTAACGCCGGAAAGCGGCGGTCAGCCCTGTTCGACCTTGGTTTTGTGGGCTTTGTGACGGGTGATAGTATAGCATGCGGAAGAGTAAAAATCAAGTGTGGGAATTTGCCGTTTAATTCATCATCGTGGCTTACCCCGCTCCATGATACTAAATTCAACAGCAACTTAATACAAATAAATATACTTCGGAATCCCATTTTCATACACCGTATTCATCTCTCCCTGAATCAACGGTGTCAGATAATCCACCATCTTTTCCGTTACATCATTTCCCGCATCATTAATATAATCTGCAGGCACACTCTTGATTGCATTCGCAATATCACATACCGGGAGTGCTTTAAATTCCGTAGCATAAGGCTTGTCAGAAGTGCGGATCACAGCAGCCATCATACCGCCTGCACCCTCAAGTGCATACTGGCAGGCAGCCTTTCCGAGCATTCTGGATTCCTGAATGTCGGTTGCACTTGCAAGGTGTGCGGCGCAGCGCTGCATCAGGTTCAGCTCGATAGAACGCACCTTGCATCCGATCTCATTTCTTACAGCATCTTCCAGAACCTTTGCGGCACCGGCGATATAGCTGTGGCCGAAGGAATCTACAGCGGAGCTCTGTACTTCTTCGGAAATGTAGCGACCGTCTTTGTTCTTCACACCTTCGCTGACAGCGATGATCACGGCATCCTGTTCTTCCAGTTTTGCTTTCACATCTTTCAGGAATGTGTCAATGCTGAATGGTACTTCGCAGAGATAGATAAAGTCAGGTCCTTTCGCACCATTTGCACGGGCGAGGCAGGAAGCTGCAGTCAGCCATCCGGCGTCACGGCCCATCACTTCTACGATTGTTACGGCCTTGGTTGTGTATACGTGGCAGTCACGTTCCAGTTCGGCAAATGTGGTTCCGATATATTTTGCTGCAGATCCAAAACCTGGACAATGGTCCGTTCCGCAGAGGTCATTATCGATTGTTTTTGGTGCGCCGACCACGGTAATGTCTGTGATTCCTTTGTCGCTCAGATATTTGGAAAGCTTGTCTACTGTATCCATGGAATCATTTCCACCGATGTAGATGAAGCAGTCGATGCTGTATTTGCGCAGAACAGAGATGATTGTCTCGTATTCGTCTGCACATACGGCAGGATCTTTTAATTTCACACGGCAGGAGCCGAGTGCAGAAGCAGGGGTCTGACAAAGAAGGTCCAGTTCTGATACATTTGTGATCTTGATTTTAAGATCTATCAGGTTCTCATTTAATACTCCCTGGATTCCATTGACTGATCCATAGATTTTGTCTACGGATGGGCTGGAAAGAGCGTTCTCAATTACTCCGGCAAGAGTTGCGTTGATCGCAGAAGTTGGTCCGCCGGACTGTGCAACTAGTAAGTTCTTCAT